AGAATATTAAATTTGAGTAAATGCTTGTTTATCGGAGACAAACTACGTTGATACCCTCTCATAAGAGAGGGTTCATAGTCAAGCATTGTTCAAGCAATGGATTTGGGGCGAGTCTTTCTTGACGAGAGGCTTAGTTGTCTTGAATAAAACTAAGCTAATCGTCCCACCATAGTGCAGTGTGAGGTAATGGTAACCTACTGGATTCATGTGTTAGTATTTATATTAACTGAAAACTCCAGAGCTTCTAGTTCGATTCTAGACATTGCAATCCAAATTAATGTGGAGATAAGAATAACTTGACTAAACTTTGACCGAAGTAATTACGGTTTTGAACGTGGGGCTTGAGTAACCCCTAAAAGTTTAGTCATAAGGGTATTAGTTTAGTGGTAGAATTCGTGCCTTGGGCGCACGAGACGGATGTTCGATTCATTCATGCCCCATAATAATTAAGATGTGGATAGATACAGACACAATAATAATTTGTAAAGAACATAGCAAACCTGCTAAATATTGTCAGGAAGAAATGCGATGGATATGTGAAGATTGTAAACCAGAACGAATGGGTACATTTAAAACAATTCAAGGTGTTCTTGTAGAAGATGGCGATAAATAACTATATAGTTATAATTTTAATATTTATAAATAAAAAACTATTAATTCTATTATACAATTAATAATTAAAATGAAAAAGAAAATTGATGAAATAATTTATGATAATGCTTTTCTATCATTAAATGAATGGTTAAGTATACATTATCCTAAAATAATGTGTGAATATCAAAATATAAAAGAAAATCTAATAACAGAATAATGGGCAGAAAAAAAATACTAGAATCTGAGAAAAATAAAATACTTAGTGTAAGTATACTACCTACACAAGAAATGTTTATTCAAGCACATCCACAATTTGATGCTTCTAAATATGTTCAATTATGTTTAGAACAAATTATGAACTTATATGAGCAATTTGAAGAAAAATCAAAAAGGAGGTTAATTTTATAATGGTAAAACGAAAATTTAATGATGATGAAATGAAAGTTTCACTTTCTAATATAGAAACATTAGGAGAAGATTTAGAATATCTTGAAAAAGTATTAATTCCACAAAAGAGTTTAGCTTTAGAGATTGCACCTATTTCATATAAATTTCAACTTAAACAATTAGAAAAAGAATTGAAAATTTATAATAATAAACAAAATCAATTTGTAAAATCAATAGAACTTTTACAGAATCAGATTAATAATGGTGTTGAAATGATTGAACAAAACAAAAAGGAGGTAGAATAAAATGGCAAATTATAATATATTTAGACCGTTAACTAACGACGAAAAAAAAGAAATAATTCCGTTAGGAACTACATCTTTTTTATCTAATTTCTTAAAGGAATTGGCTAAAAAAGTTAGTGAATATCAAAAAAGATATAAACCATATGATTCATATAATGCAAGAATAGATTTTGATAATGCAGTAGAACATAAAATGAAAGAAATGTCTGTTGTAATTGACAAAAGTGATATTGTTGAATTTGATTTTGGAGATTTAGATAGATATGGAGAAATAAGTAGATTTGAATATCTTGGTAATACTGAGGTCCAACAAACTCGACTTGTTGCTGGTATTAAACAAGAGGTTCATATTGGTAAAAGATATAAATTTAAATCTAAGCAAAGAGGAAATAAATTATCTATATTTGTACCAAGTGATAGATTAGATGAATTTAATGTTTGGTTACATAGAACATTTGATAACGCTGTAGAGGTAGAAAAGGAAGGAGAAATTTTGGGAATTCTTGATGAAGAACCAAAAAAGGAAGAAGTTAAAAAGGAAGAAGTTAAATTGACTACTAAGAAGTAATTTTTAGTAGTTTTTTATTTTTTTAAAATGGATGACGACATAATTACAATTAAAAGAGGAGATGAAGAAATAGTTCTTACTGAGAAACGTCTTAGAGACCTTACTTCTAGGTTTATAGAATTATGTGGTAAAGAAGCAGTAACATATGAAGATTTTGGTATGAATTCTAAAATGGTTGATATGTTAATTAAAGCTAAAATAGCTTGGTTTCCAGCTACACAAAAGAATCTTAATTTAAACGTCGAGAATTTCGATAATAAGTTAAAATTGTGGCTTAAGGCAAGAGAAGAAATGTCTAAAGAAAAAACTGGTATTATAGTAGAAACTATTTCTGAATAAAATGTTAACTTTAAAAGAGTTACAAGACAATGAGAATTTATTATTAGATTTTTTAGATTTCTTTTTTCAATATAAACCGTATGATTATCAATTACGTTTTTTAATTAAATGTTTACATGAAACTCGTATTGCTGGTAAATGGTGTAGACAATCTGGCAAATCTTATACAGTTGCTTTATATATATTGTTAAGAGCAGTAATAGAAAAAACAGATATTATTGTTGTTGCTCCTACACAAAATCAGTCAGATGAATTATTTGGAAAAATTGTAGATTTTATTAATGTTAATCCAGATATAAAAGCATTAGTTAAAAAAGAAACAAGTCGTGAATTAGTATTTACAAATAAAAGTAGAATTTTAAGTCTACCAAGTGGATTTGAAGGTAGAACAATTAGAGGTTATACTTGTGATATTTTAGTTATTGAAGAAGCTGGAGTTATGGAAGATAAAGTTGTTAATACAGTATTAGTTCCAATGCTTGCCTCAAAAGGTATTCGAGGACAAATAATTAAAATTGGAACACCATTAGTTAGAAATCATTTTTATAGAAGTTGTTTTGAGGATAAAAGATATAGTGTTATTAATGTTGTTTGGCAAGATGTTGTTAAAGTTGGACAATATGACCAAGCATTTATAGATGAACAAAAAGTTGAATTAACCGATATACAATTTAGAACGGAATATGAAGCAGAATTTCTTGATACAGGATTAATGATGTTTCCAATAGAATTAATTAAAAATTGTAGTTTGGATTATCCATTACTACCGGTGTTATAAAATGGCAGAAGATATAAGAAAACCAACAGGAGAAATTAATCCTAAATCTATATATATTTGTGGATTAGATTTAGCAAGAACGGGTGCAGATGAAACCGCTATTGTAATATTAGAACAATTACCTTTTAATAAAAATATATTTATTAGTTATATGGAAACATTAGATACACCAAATTTAGAAACAGCAATAGGTAGAGTAATGTATTTAGATAAATTTTATAATTTTAAGAAGATTATAATAGACGAGACAGGTCTTGGTGCTGGTGTGAGTGATATATTAAAAGGAAAACTTGGTGGAAAAGTAGAAGGCGTTTGGTATACTCAAAAAATTAAAGCTGAAATGTTTCATAATCTAAAAATATTAATGTTAAGAAATACAGAAAAATTATATGTTCCTGATTATTTGAAAACAAATAATTCGGTTGTAACTAAAATGTTTTATCAATTTTTATCTATTAAAAGAGAATTTAAAGATGGTGATGCTACAAGGCTTCCAAAAATTTCTCATGAGGCAAGGTCCCATGACGACCTTATAAATGCCCTTGCTCTTGCATGTAGATATTTTAGTGTTAAGGGTCGTAATAGAAAAAGTTATGGTTTATCTGGTTTTAATATTACATAATAAACTATATAGTTCTTTTTTTAATCTTTATAAATAAAATAACATATTATAAATTATAATGTTTATTTCAACTCCTTTTCATAATGACAGAAACAGTAAATCCAAGATTTTATCTATATAAACCGAAAGAAATTAACATAAGTGAAGCATTAAATATCCCAGTGTTTAAAAGTAAACTTAGTACAGAAGAACATGATTTCTCAAAAAATGATTTTAAAAAAATATTAGGTGAACCACATCCTTTTGATTATACTGTTATAGAAGGATTAGAACAAAAATTTGGACTTGTTGGAGCAGTTGAAGATAAGATTTGTGATTATGCTTTAGGTCCAGGAATATTTATTGAAAGTGAACATGAAAAATTAGTGGAATTATTAGAAAAATGGATAACTAAAACACATCTATTATTTTTTGCTAGACCTTGGTTAAAAAATGGACTTGGAAAAGGTACTGGTTATTTAGAAATTGCAGGTTTAACTGATATCGAAAAAACAGAAAAAATTAAAGTTGTCGATTCAAATACTGTTTATGTTAAAAGAGATGATTATGGAAAAATTGAAAAATATAATCAATATTTAGGAAGTACAGAAGGTAGAATTGATGAAGAACAAATTAATGAATTAACCTTGGGTAATATTATACAATTAAATATTAATCAGGTTGGTAATAATGCATATGGAATGGGACTTGTATTTGCTGGAATACCAATTATTAATGATTTTATAAATGCACAAAGTGCACAACATAAAATATTACGTAGAAAAGCTAATTCTCAAATACATGCTAAATTAGGTAATGTTGAAAAAGAAGATTATCCAGAACAAACTGATATTGATGCTTTTGGTTCTAAATTACAATATATGAATGAATCTACTGAATGGGTTACGGGACCAAATGTAGAAATGAATGTGTTAGATTTTGGTAGTGTTGGAGATAAATTTGATTCTGCTTTACAAAATGATTTAAAATTATTATCATATACATTTCAAGTACCTGAATCAATATTAGGAGCAGAACAAGGTTATGTAGGCGCAGCTAAAATACATGAATCTGGTTTTGAAAAAAATATTAAATCTTATCAACAACAATTAGGATTTATTTTAAGAACAAAAGTATTTGATGTTTTATTAGAACAAGCAGGAATGGCAGAACTTGAATATAATGTTGTTTGGGGACAACAAGATGAAGAAGATAAAAATAAAATAAGAGAATCATTACAAAAAATATTAGCTGTAATGTCATTAAGTCCTGGTATGAAAATAGAATATGAAAAGAAATTAGCAATATTAGATGACATTGATTATGATAAAGTTAATTCTGAAAATCAAAAAGTAATGAGAAGAGATAATAGAGATAAGAAAAGAGATTTTGGACAACAAGTCCAATTACAACAAGTAAAGAAAACTACAATTGGACAAAAAGAACATTTAATAGACCATACAATAGAAGATAATATGTTATTAGGCAAAGCTCCTCAAGAAATAGAAGCAGAACTTATTAGTAAATATAAGTTATCTGAAAAGGATGCACAAGAAAAAGTTATAGAAACAATTGAAGAATTTGAAAATGATTATTCATTAGAAGAATGGATTGGTGAATTTATACATGTTAAAAAAGAAATATTAGAAGGTATACAAGGTGATGCATTTGAAAATATAGCAGCAATAAAGAAAGGTGATGTTGCATTAGGTAAATTAAATAAAAAACAAGTTGAACAAATAAGACAAACATTTGCAGATGGCTTTGAAAATAATAGAGGATTAAAAGAAATAGCTAAAAATATAAATAAAAATATAACATTAAAGGATAGATATATTATGAAAAATGATAAAAAAGTATTAGCTATTTCAAAAGAAAAACGAGCATATTTAATGGCAAGAAGTGAAACAGTAAGATTAAGAGCTAATGGTACTTTAATAAGTGCTGGAAATAAAAATATCAAAGAAGTAGAATTTACTTTAGTATCTGCTAAAGCATGTCCAATATGTGAAGCATTAGATGGCGATAATTATTCTGTAAAAGAAGCGTTTGGTGTAATTCCGGTTCATGCAAATTGTAGATGTAAATGGACAGAGGTGTAAAAATGAAAAGACCAAAATGTGCTGTTGATGATTGTGAAAATCCTGCCATAGTAATGTTTCTTAATAAATTAATATGCGGTAGTTGTTTAATAAAATTAACTAAAAAACAAAATGAAAATAAATGGGAGATGTTAAATGCCGCCAGTTAGAATTCCTGGAACAGACCAGATTATATTTGTAAATGAGCATAATGGAGATATGGTAGTAGATTTATCTGAATATCCAGAAGTGGATGATGCAATTGCTAAAGAAGATATTACTATTATGGGTAATTGGACAGACTATAGTGGTTCTGGAACAAGAGGACCAGTGGAAGTTATGTTAGCTGGAATACAAGATGTTAATTCTGGAAGTTTAAAAGGGCAACTTGAACAATCTGATATATCAAGAACAAATAGAGGAAAAACATCTTCTACTAAAAGACAAAGACTTAAATTAGTTTATATTAATTTAGATGCAAAGGGGGATATATAGTAAAATGAAGGATACAAAAAAAAGAGATGGAAGTGGTAGAGGCATAAGAGCAAATAAAGGTCGTGGTGGATGTGCTGAACCAAGAGATAGTGGAAAAAGAAGAAAAGATTAATTATTTCTACAATAAATATAAGTTTTAAATTTATATACAAATAAATTGTAACTATATAGTTCTAATTTTAATATTTATAAATAAAAAAATATATTATATTATATATTAAAATGTCAGTCGAATTTGATAATCTACATTTAGCAATTAAAAAGCAATTAGAAAAAGATAATTCTAATTTAACAGAAGAAGAATTAGAACAAAAATCTTTAAAAATTGCAACTTCTAGAAAAATAATGGAAGATACTTTTGATGAAGAAGGAAGAATTATAGTTGCGGAAAATGTTGAATTTCGAATTAATGCTGGAATAAATACAATAGAAGAATGAGTAATAAAATTAAGATTTCTGGGATTGCAGTTAAAGAAGGAACAAGTAGAAATAAAAGAAAATATATTTCTTCAGAATTAGAAAAATTTGCACCTACTTTGAATGGGCGTCCAATATTAAAAGACCATGAAGGTATAACAGATAATGTTATTGGAAAAATAACAGAATCTAAATTTAATCCTGAAACAACTGAAGTAAGTTATTTTGGTTGGATAAAAGAAGATGGTACAGGAATAGTAGAAAAAATTAGAGATAGAAGAATTAGTGAAGTAAGTATTGGAGCTCTTGCCGGAAAAGTTGTTAAAGAAACTAAAGATAGTGATATTTTAATTCCAATAGATATGGAAGCATTAGAATTATCAACAACACCAGTTCCTGGAAATAAAGGAACTTCAGTTGGATTTGAAAAAAAAGAATATACAGAAGAACAATTAAAAGAAATTATTACAAATTATGAATCAAAGTCAATAGACAAAATTAAATACAATTACAAGGAGGATAAAATGAGCGAACAAACTACTGAAAACAAACAAGTAGAAAACACATTTGAATCAGAAAATACTGCTCTTAAAGAAAAGTTAGAAGCTAGTGAAAAAGCAAATGCTGAATTATTAGAATCTAAAAAACTTAACTTAATAGAAAAGTATAATAGTGTATGTGAAGTTAAAGGTATTTCACCTCAAAAATTAGCTGATGCTTCTTTCGAGATGATTGCATTTGCAATCAATACTGCTGAATCTTTACCAGTTAAAGAAGAAGCTGAAGAAGTTAAAGAACCTGCAGAGGAAACTCCAGCAGAAGAACCTAAAAAAGAGGAAAAACCAGAAGCTGAACCAGAAACTAAAGAACCTGAGAAAAATGAATCTGCGGAAAATTTCGAAGATTATGTTATTACTACTGAAGATGTAACAGGTAGAGGTGTAGCTTTTTATAAATATTACTAAAATGGCATTAAATCCCTTAGGATATGTTCAAGTTGGTGATTTTGGTAACTCAAGAGTGCTTAATGGTACTGCAAGAGAAATTATTTCAGGCGGTCAAGTTGTTGGTGTTTCAGGTACAACAGGAGTAGTTACTTCTGGTGCCTCATCATACGCAACAGACGATGTTAAATTTTACATTAATGATGACGCTGAAGTAGCTGTTGGTATTGCATTAACAGACGCGGCTTCAGGTGCATCAGTTGGTGTACTCGTTGACGGTTTAGTGTTAATGAGTTGTACAGGTTCTGTATTTGCAGGAAGAAAAGTTCAAGCAGCAGATGGTACAGGTGTACAAAATTTAGGTTCACAAGTTATTCCAGCAGACGCAGAAGATGCGTCAATTGCAGGGAATATATTTGGTAGAGCGTATACAGCTGGTGCTAGTGGAGGATTTGCTCTTATACATATTAAATCATAAAATGGTAGAAATGAAATACGTTAAAGAGTTATTGAGTACAAATATAGCTACAGAAGGTAGTCTTTTAATAGTTAAAAAGATTCACGATAAATTGGTTACAGAAGTTAACAAACGACTAATACCAAGAAGTGAAGCGGCTTTAGTTATTGGACCATCCGGTATTCCAGGTTCAAGTATAGACATTGATAGAGAAGACCCAAATACTCTTGCAATAAGAGAAATTGGTGAAGGTGCTGACATTACGTTAGATAACCAAACTTATGACAGTGTTAATATAAAACCTAAGAAATACGGTGTTGGTATAAGAGTAACTACAGAAATGTTAGAAGATGGTAAATGGAACTTGCTTGCAAGGAACATTACAACAGCAGGAAAAAGATTTGCAGAAAAAGAAACTGAATTAGTTATTTTACAATTAGATTCAGCAGCAACTACTAATTCTGGTGGTGTAGCATTTACTATTAGCGATATAACTACAGGTATGTTAGACTTAGAGGATGAGGATTATAATCCAACTACTCTATTAATCGGAAACGAAGTCTTAAGCGACCTTAGAAATATTGATACATTTACTGAAGCTGATAAACTTGGAAGCAGAGAAATGCTTGAGACTGGATTTGTTGGAACTATTTACGGACTTAACGTAATGAGATTTTCAACTAATGCGGCTCCGTCATCTACATATAGCAAATATGCATACATTTACGATAAAAATGAAGCATATTATATTGTAGAAAAAAGACCAATTACAGTTGAAAGATTTGACCTTAAATCTAATGATATGAGCGCAGCAACAATCACACAGAGAATTGCTGTTCAAATACTTAGAACTTCTGCAGTTTCAAAGACAACTACAACATAAAGTTAGTTACTTAAATTACATATGGGTATGTTTTACCCATTATTATTATTTTTTTATTATAAAACTTAAAACAAAACACAAAATAAAACAAGGAGGAAAAAAATATGACAAATATGAGAGATGGAATGGGCTTCGAAGAAGTTAATCAAGAAGTTACATCAACAGAAATAATTAGTGGAACTACTATTTATGGTGGGTCATTTGTGACAACGCCAATAGGTAATATAACATCAGTGTTATGTACTACAGCTAGTGGAACTAATATATATGCTAAAACAGCAATAGAAGGTGCAACAGTAACAAATGCTGATGGAACATTAAAATCAGCATTGATTGAAACTGGGACTGCAGCATTTGGAGCTTCAATTAAAGCAGGTTCAAGTACATTAGCAGCAGGTTCAAATCTATGGGTAACATTTACAACAGCATTTACAGGAACGCCAGTAGTTACAGCAACAGATATGACAACAGCAGCTCAAGCATTATTCATACCAGTAGGTAGTTTAAATGCAGGTAGTTTTTATGTTGAAGGTGTAACAGCATCAGATGCATTTAGTTGGATAGCAGTAGGTATTTAAATTTATTTTTAAACGCCAAAGAGCAAGGCATAATGTCGATAAGTAAAAGGAGGTAAATAAGATGGTAAGAGAAAATAGAATAAAAGAGTATAGATTTCCAGTATCAGAGTTATTAGCAGATGGTGCAGGAGCAATTGATATACATACAAATTATCCACTTAATGGATTATTACAAGCTGTTCAATGGATTGGAGGAAATCATACAGCTACTGGAAGTATAGCAATAACTGCATCTGGAACTAGTGAAACAATTTGGAATATAACAAGTGGATTAAATAATATTTCTGAAACATTTACTAAATTTCCAAGAGCTAGTTGTGTAACAACAAATAATAGTTCATTAGGAAGTAATGTTGGTGATACTTATGCAGAAATTCCATTAAAATATGTATTAAGAGTTGTTGGAACAGGATTAGGAAGTATTACATCTGGAGTAGGTTTAAATATAGGATATATATAAAATGACAAATGGATTTTGGAGCGTAGGAAGTATTTCTACACATGTAGGAACATTAATAGGATGGAGTAATATTCCATCTACTATTAGTGGAACAACCTTTAATAATATGGTTGAACAAGAAATTAATGTTGTTGAACAATATACTTCTAATACAATTAGTAGTGATGCAATACCTGAAAAATATCAACCTACTATTATAGATTTAACTTATTCTAAATTATTATTATCAATAGATTCAAATACTGGTGGTGCAGATAGTATTAAATTAGGAGAATTATCTGTTTCTGCAAATAGTAGTTCTAAAACAGAAATAGCTAAACAAATGAGAATAGATGCTATTACAAGATTAAAAGAATTACAAAGAACAGTCAGATTTAAAAGGGTGATTGGTGGATAAATATGAAAAATAAATTTATATATAGTATTTTATTATGTATGTTTCTTATAGTTAGTATAACTGTTATTGCTACAGCTTGGACTCCTACAAGTAATATTAATTTAAGAGATTATTATAATATTTCTAATGTTCCTTATTATACTGGAGAAAATATGAATGTTACTGGACTTTATTATGGTAATGGTTCACAATTAACAGATATAAATGGAAGTGCTACTTCACACAATTCTTTAGGTGGACTACAAGGTGGAGATACAAATCAATACTATCACATTATAGCAACTTGGTATAATGAATTAAGTTCAGATATATTTAATTGGATAACTCAAACAGAAGGAGATGCAAGATATTTAGAATTGTCTAAATATACAAATAATTTAAATTTTACAAATGGTGCAAATTACTGGAATGATACTTATTCTACTTTTAACAAAACTTATGGTGACACTCTTTATTCTGGAATAGAATGGGATTACAATCAAACAATTCCTGCAATGACTTATGCAGATGCACAAGATGTTATTTTTAATGATTCTATGATAGTTTATGTTGATGCTGTTAATGATTCTCAAGCAACGTGGGTTGATACTTTATTTGTACGATTTACAGAAATAGTAAGTCAAGTAGGAAACTTCTCAGCATGGGATAAAAGTTATAGTGATTTAATAGAAACTCCTTCTTTATTAAGTAATTTTTCAGACGACTTAGGAGATAGAGGATACACTTCAGTAAGTAATTTTACAAATGATTTAGGGTATTTTAATTTAACAACTTTACAAAATGTTTCTCAATTAACTAATGATAATAATTACTGGAACTCAACCTACGCTGATTTTAATAAAACTTATTCTGACACTTTATACAAAGACAAAGGAATAACAACTTGGAATGAAACTTTTGCTTTGTTCAATAAAACCTACGGAGATACACTTTATGCAACTATAAATTATGGAGATAATTGGAATAAGACTTATGCAGATACTTTATACCAGAAATTAGGAGAGACTGGGTTTTGGAATGATACATTTGCAACTTTCAATAAATCTTATGCTGATACTTTATACTTAACTTCTTACACAGAAACCGACCCCTTATGGACAGCTAACCAAAGTTCTTATTCTACAACTTCAGAAGCAAATGCTTTGTACAAAGACATTGGAATTGAAACTTGGAACTCAACTTATTCTTTATTTAATAAAACATATGCAGATACTTTATATTATGACTTAGGAAATTCATATTCATACTACAACTCAACAGATTTTTCAATAAATGATTATGCAACAAGTGTAGAATTAACTTCAGTAGGAAATTGGTCAGAGGATAAATCTGGATATTCTACTACAACAGAAGCTAATGCTTTATACAAAGATATTGGAGTTGAAACTTATAACTCAACTTCAAATGATTTTAATGAAACTTATGCTGACACTGTCTATCAACCAATTGGAAGTTATTTAACAGTTGAAGCTGACCCACTATGGACAGCTAACTCTACATTATATTCTAAGATTACTGACTTAACAAGTTATGTTGGGAACTGGACTTTAGACAAAGGAGATTATTCTACTACAACAGAAGCAAATGCTTTATACAAAGATATTGGAATACAAACTTGGAATGAAACTTTTGCTTTGTTTAATAAAACATATGCAGATACTTTATATTATGACTTAGGAAATTCTTATGGTTATTACAATTCAACAAGTTTAACAATGAGTGTCGTACAAGCATTAGGTTATTATAACACAACTCAAGTAGATGACACATTTATAACCCAAACAAATGAAGGAAACTTAAATGTTAATTCAAGTGATTATTGGGATAATTATAATGACCCAACAGAAATTAAATCGGGTGATTCAGAATTATTAGACGGTTATAATTCAGATTTCTTTGCACCATTAAACACATCTTTAGTTGGGGATTTTAATTTCACAGGTAGAGTAAACTTTGATGGTTTATGGAGTGAGGGTGGATTAACTTTAGAGGACGGAAATATATATGCTCAAACAGGATATTTTTATAATATTACAGGATTAAATGTAAATGAATTATTAATTAATGGTTCTTTACTTCCTCAAATAGGATTTACAAATACTTTTAATATAGGTAATGCAACTCTCAACTGGAAAGATTTATACTTAGGAGGTCAGGTTTTTTCAAATGGAACTTCGGATAATTATTTCTTAGGCAACGTCGGCATCGG